TTTTATAGGTGCATTAGCCTTTCCTCTTTTTAGCCCGTAATTAACTATAGCGGCGTAGTAACCGTCGTAAGTCTTACCTGCTTTGCTACCAAAGCGAGCCCCTACGTAACCCACTAAAGCCCCTCTTAATTTAGAAGGTACAAAAGCTATCGACCTGCGGAGATTACCGGGCTTATAGTTAATGTCTTTTACCTTCTTCTTTGTTGTAACCTGGCCAGTATCGTTATAGCCCTTACGCACCTTTTTACCTTCGTCGTTTCGGTTACTGTCTTTTATACTAGCTTTTACACTTTTTACTAAAGGCTTAGCAGCTCTTTTTATACCCGCCTTAAACTGTCTAGCTTTCTTGCGGTCTATTTCTTTAAGCTTCTCTAGTTTCTTTAGTGCTTTCTCTAGGCCTTCTACCTCAAAGTAAACTCCGTCCCTCATCAGTCCCTTAGTACAGTATCTATAATAAGGTAGCGCTCTCTACCCTCTAAGCTTACGCCTTCAATTTCGTAAGTCTTACCGCCCCAGCTTATTTTAGTAGTAGCGTCTACATCGCTGCGGTAGCGTATTGTAAAGCGCACCTTATTTACGCTGGTTAGCTTCTCGGTATCTTCCCCCTCTTTAGGGACTCCTCTATAATCTACTTGGGCCCATACCTGCGCTAAGGTGCTGTACGTGCGTACGTCCTGGCCGAAGCCGTCCGTACTTACGCTCGCACTTTGCAAGGTAATTCTTCTATCTAATTTACCCGGATCAATCAAAGCGGAAAACTCTATAAGGGTTCATTAAGTACTCCGAAGCTGTAGGTAAGCGGTGTACGCTGTCTACTCTCTTCTCGTACATTTCGCCAATCATTAAGAGCATAGCCATTTTAATGTTAGCGGGTACGTCCGAGGCTTGAGTATAGCCGCAGGTATAGCGAACTATAACAGCGTTTACCGTGTCCTTAGTGCCATACCATCCGTACTCCGGAAATACTCGCGCAGGTTCGCTTACTAAGTCCGTGCGGTAGTCGTTAGAGCTTACGGTAATTTCGTCGCCGTTTCCGTCGATATACTTAACACTCGCTAAGCTTTGTACTGGACCGCGGCTTAAGTAAATAATATTTCGGTCGCCGTGGAAAGGGTCTACGCCCGTCTTATAGACTGGGAAAAAATCGTAAAACTCCTCTATAACGGTCGTTAAAAGAAACCTCCCTAAATAGCTCTCGGCCATTTGTGTAGAAGCGTCTATAAGTACCCCTAGCAGGGTGTCCTCTGCGTCGCTATCTACGCGCAAATAATCCTTAACCTCTTGTACGGTTAAAGCTTTTAAAGTTGCTGGGGTAATTATCGTATAGCTCATTACTTGGCTCTAGTTGTTCTTTTAGTGCTTTTTTTGCTTACGGCTCTTTCAGTTTTTACGGCTTGCTTCTCCTCTATTACTTCGCAGAAGCCAGCATTTAAAAACTCGTTAGCAGCTGCAGAGGGCAGCTCTACTACTTGCCCGGAGGTGTAGTAGAAGTCTGCCCCTGCTATAGCTTGGTTAAAAATAACCTTCATTAGCTGCTCAAGCTTACGCTTGTACTAAGTGCTTAATAGCTGAACCTTGTAGTACGTTACCGTCGACTCTACGATAGGCGATGTAGCCCGTCGAGAGGGCATCAGCGAACCGTTCTGAAAGTCTTAGTAACTGTACGCCGCCAGCTTCGTGTACGTAGTACTGCTTAAGATCACCGAAAATAATAGACTTGTTACCAGTAGCGATACCGTCCATATCTTCGTTAATGTATACCGGCTTACCGAAAAGCATATCCGGCTCACCTACGCTCATTCCTGGAACGTACGCCGGGAAGTCGTTAGAAGACCCGAAACCTAATACGCGTACAGCTTTAGCTGTTGCAGAATTCATCATAAACCCAGCGCCTGGAGCGTTACGGTAAGAAGCATCTACGCTGTAGAATAAGTCCATTACTTCGCTAACTGTTACAGCTGTAGCAGAAGCAGCCACCTTACCAGCAGTAGAACCAGTTACAATACCTTGAGGCTTGCTAGAAGCGTCTCCAGTTGTAAGGTGCGCATTGATACCACGCTTCAAACGGTTAGCTAATTGGCCACCCACGAAGCTGCCCAAATCAAAAGCGTTATCGCTGATCAATTGGTTAGATACTTTTACAATTTTAGAAGAGTAAGTAAACGGCTCAAACTTCACGTTAGTAAAGGTCATATCGCTTACAGTCTCTGCCGTACCTTCTCCTAAGATAGCAGCTACTACCGCTGTATCGTCGTTCGCTGGTAGGTTGAAGTGCTGACCGTTAGCCGTGCGGATAACTGTAGCTACTTGCTCGATGTCCGATTTAAATAATTCAGTAGCGCTTACAAAGTCGCTCCAGTTTTCCGGTACCAAGAAACCACCTAAACCGTCGGTAGTAGTTACCTGCGTATCAGTACCGCGAAGCTCTGCTAGTGCGCGAGCCTCTCCAGCGTTAATACCGTTCATACCCTTACGTAAGTAAGCGTTAAAAGCATCGCGAGCTTCTACTTTAGCAGCAGGTGCTAAGTCGCGTAACTCTTCAGCTTTTGCAGCCATTTCTTTCTTTAATTCTTCCGCACGCTCGATACGAGCAGCAGCAGAGCGTAGCTCGTCTACTTCGTTACTGATTGCGTCGAATTTTTGGTTTTCCTCGTTAGAAAGGTTACGGCCTTCTGCTTTTGCAGCCGCTACCATTCCCTGCATTTGCTCTACTAGAGCGCCGCGCTTTTCGCGCATTTGTTTAGCATTCATCTTTAGCTAGTTTAATTAAAGCGTTGTGTAAATTATAATTTAATTCCTCGGTAGGGGTCTCTCTTGCTACCTCCGCTGCGCTTTCGCCTTGAGGCTCTGCGCTGCGTAGTCCGCTAGAGGCTGCCGTGTAAGCTGGGTAAACTACCGGGCTTACATCGAATAGAGAGCCTACCCTCTCTATATATCTTACGTGCTGGCCTTCTTCCATTCGCCAGCTATCCTTTTCTACTGTAAAGCCAAAGCTCGACTGGCTTAAGTCGCCGCGTCTAAATAGCTCTAGCATATCGTTTCCGTAGCTTGTGTTAGGCATCTCAAAGCGGTAGTAAAGGCCTTTGTCGTCTTCCTTAAGCTCTAAGGTTCCCGAAGTTGTACGGGCTAGTAAATAGTTACTATCGTGGTTATATAACGCTCTTACGTCGTTATCTAAAACCTCACTAAAAGCACCGGGTAAAATAATCTCGCGGAAGCCTCCTAGGTCCTCGCTCATACTATTAAATACGCTGGCGTATCCTTCTACCGTTCTACCTTCTACAGCTGCTTTAAGCTCGCCGTCGTAAGCTCTCTGCTCTACGATCTCGTTAAGGCTGCGTACCTCTGCGCCGTCTACCTTAGTTAAGGTGCTGAATAGGTGCGCTACTCTTAAAGGCGGCTTACGCTCTACAAAAGCGTTTTCTTCGCTATCGTATTCGTAAATACTAATAAGAGCCGCTGGGTCTTCTGCCGTGCCGTTTACTTTAAAGCCGCTGTCTGCTACTATTTGGCCGTCCGTAGTAATCTCTACTACTTTACCCTGGCTTCTACCTCCGGAGCTGTCCCAGCTCACAAAGTCGCCTACGCTTAAAGCTCCTGCTTCTGCGCGGTCTTCTTCTTTATCATAGCCGGCTTCTTCCATTGCCTCAGCTTTGCCGTAGGTTATAATTATCTCGGTATCTGTTTCCTCTACGCTTTTTATATGGCGTTTTTCTTTGTTTATTTCCATTTAGCTAGGTTTTTAGTCGGCGTCTACGTTAGTGTCGTCTTCGCCTGCTCTCTGCATATTAAGAGGCTGTAGGTAAATGTCTCCACCCTCTACCGGGTTAAGGTTCTCTAGGTCTCTAATATCATTGACCGACAGCCAGCCCCAATTACGCGCTACGGCGTAAGCTTCATACCTAGCCTTTTGGTCTCCTCTCATTAGCCCCTCCATAGTGAAGTAAGCGTAAAGGTTAGGCTCGTCTTCTCTAAATAGCTTGCGGTTTAGCTCTACCTCCATACGGCGGACGTAAGGCGTTATACAGTCCCTAACGAACTGTATAGCCTGCTGCTCTACGTTAGCTTTAGTGCTTGAATTATCTAGATCAGCTAAGTAGCTCGGAGGTATTCTAAAGATTCTAGCTATTTCGTTTACTTGGAATTTACGAGACTGTAAGAACTGGGCCGCTTCCGGGTCTAGTCCTATCTTCTCGTACTTCATACCTTCCTCGAGTATCGCGGTTGAATGTGAGTTACTATTACCCGACTGGGCACGGTTCCAGCTTTCGCGTAGTCTCTTTACTACCTCGGTATTTAATCGACCAGGAGCGGTAATAACTCCGCCGGCGTTAGCGCCATTAGAATAGAAACGCGCGCCGTACTCTTGGGCCGCTAGCCCAATAGCTACGGCTTCGCGTGCCATTGATAAGGGGCTCTTTCCGGTTAAGCCGTTAAAGCTTAGGCCGACAAAGTGCAGCATTTCGTAATCTAAGTAAGTGTGCTTTTTATCGAATACGTAAACCTTCTCGCCGTCTACTACTTTTACCTCGACCTTCATAGGGTTAAGAGGTATAAGCGCCGTAGGGCGTCCTGCCGCGTTCATCTCTATTTTAGCGTAGGCGTTACCGTGTAGCACTAAATTAGAGGCCATAGCCTCGCGAAAGGTAAAGGTAGAGCTAACGCTATTAGGCGCTTTAGCTAAAAGGTCTTGTACTGGATGGCCTACAGCTTTTACGCGGGTTTCCCCGTCCGCTTGGTAGACGTTTAGAGGTATGCTAGCTATAGTTTCGCTAATGATCCTTACAGCTGCGTAAACAGCGCTAAAAGTAAGCGCGTTATCTTCGCTTACTTGTACTCCCGTCTTACTGGTACCGAAAAGCCCCGTAAGCCACGCAGCCGGATTGCTTAAGCTAGTGCTGGGGTTTTCGGGGGAGCTTCTAAAAATACGAGCAAATAGCCCGCTGTTATTATTTTCTGCCAAAGCCTAGAGTATATACTTTAGGCAAATATACAAAAAACTTTTTTATTTCCTTGCTTGGTTACGTTTTTTATTGTATAGGAAGGCGCGTTAGTTTTATTCTTTCGTTTTCGTAGTAGTTGCAGTTGGCGTTTATAATCTTCGTTATAGTGCTGTAGTTGATGTCTAAGGCCTTGCAAGCTTTGGTAAGGGTTCTATACCCTTCTACCTTTCTAGAGCTCTTATGCTCTACTAAAATAATTCTCATATAAATAAAATAGTATCCTCTTGTTGTAAGTCATTCCCTGCGGCGCAGGGTTCGCAAATTTGTAACGCAGTTATATTACTTAAGCTGGCGGTATACGTTCCGCAGCTTTGGCAGTAGTACTCTACCTCATTAGCTAACATAACCAAAAGCGATAAACTGTACAAAAGCAAACAGCTTAAATACTAGGGTTAATACTGGAAAGCCTAATAAGCCAGCGCCAAGCGCTAGAGCTATATTGCGGTTTTCTTTGTCTTCGGGGGTCATTACTTTCTTTGCCATTGCTTTAAATAAAATTTAGCTTTTTCTAAGCTGTTAAAATTGCGGCTTCCGTAGAAGCTAGGGGTATTTGGTAGGGCGGTAAATAAGCCGGGCTGGGTCTCTAAGATCTCAGCGCCGGCGTATTGTATTACTCTCTTTATTTTCATTTAGAGCTGCTTTAGAAATTTTATATACTGTTCTTCGTTAAGCACCTCTAAACGCTCAGTTAAAAATTCTACAAAGTCTAAGCGGTTTGTTTGGTGTAGGTAAGTAGTACCGAGCTCTCTAACCACTCTGCCAGGTAAAGCAAAATAACGCTTATAACCTATAGCCATTTCTTGTCTCTCTTCTTGTACTTTCTTTAGTGTCTTTGTAATTACTGCT